TTTGGCCGCGGCCACAAGCCGGAAAAGATCACGGATAACGTACCCTTTCCCGCCGCTCGTATATACTGCTCCAACCTTCAGTGCAGTCTGAAAAAGTGTCAGATCTTTCTTTGGTAGTATCATGCCGCAGTTCCTCCTTTCAGTTCATCCATTTCATTTTGCAATCTAATAACCGTGTCCTGAAGATGTTTAATCTGCTGATCCTTCGTCAACTCCCACTCCTTACGGACTTTCACAAGATTTTCAATCATCATAGACCTTTTAGAGATCTCCTGTATGCCTTTTATTGCCAAAGCCGACATGCTCGCATAGTCCATCGAATAATATCCATCCGGCTCCGTAAATACAAATTCAGGGAAATATTGGATAACCTGTTGAGCAGATAGGCCAATCCGTACCGTGGCATCAGGATCATTTTTATAGGAGTACCTAAATACAGATAAAGCCATCATTTTAGACAGCACATCTTCGAGATCACCCATTAAATTTTTCCTCCTAATATCAGATCCTTGTACCAATGACCCTTTGACCCACATATTTCCAGAACTGCTATACGATAGATAAGCCCTTAAGTCATTATTGTAGTAAAAACAATAATCATTAGAAGGGACTGTAAGTTTCCAATATGAGCCAAACCACATATATGGGCCAGACCCCGATAAAGCTATACCCGGACTTGATTTGCTAATAGTTAGATTTCCTGTAATAGTTCCACCGTTCCAACTACTTCCCCCAGAAATACTACCCTTTGTTAAACTCAATGTCCCACCCGAAAAAGATGCGTTTATTATTGCGTTACCGCTTCCGGATATGCTAACAGATGTTACAAGTCCAGACGGCTTACTACTTATTTCGCTCCATGAGTAAGACGGCTTACTACTCCCAATCCACGACGGTTTACTGTTAATTTCGCTCCAACTATAAGATGGCTTGGACGATCCTATCCATGATGGCTTGCCAGTAATATCGTTCCAGGCGACAGAACCGCCGCCCCCACCTCCAGAAGCGACATACAACTGCCCAGATGAATTAACTCTTATTGTATTGCCATCATACTTTACCAGCCCATAAGTTGACGACGATGCAACGACGGCTAAATCTGTTATGCCGGAAGATGAATAGGCGACAACATCCCCGTGAGCTATGAGATCATTATATATCAATAATGTACCGTTATTACTTCCGGAAAAATATGCAGCCAAAGTATTGCCATTTCGGAACCCTAAATCTCCTGATGCCTCGTATATTGACCACTGTCGAGACCCTGATAAAATCAACGCAGGTTCCGTTTTCCGTATTGTCAGATCGCCGGACATCGTATCCCCGGCTTTTTTGACGTATACAGACAAGTTCGGCGTTCCGCTTATTTCGCTGTAAGAAATGGTATAAAACGTACCATCTCCGGCCAGATATTTATTATTACTACCTGCTCCGGAAAGGGCATTAAGTATCATATTCTTGTTGATACCCGTAATATACCCCACATCATTGGATAATTGCCCCAATCGGGTAGGTATCTCTGTGCGAAGCGCGAAAGTGCTTCCTTTTTTCCAGGTAAGAATCTTGGTTGCCTTATCATAGGACAACTCCGTTACGGCATTTCCGGTACCGGATGGTATGACGTTTGTCAATCCTCCGCCGGCTCCGTCTGCTAATGTAAGCTGCCCGATGGAATTGATTGAAAATACAGAACTGTCATATTTGACCAAACCGTACATATCAGGAGTTGCTATAGCTATAAGATCGCCAATATCGCTTACAGCGTATGCCACAACATCCGCTTTGGATAACACCGTCTTTTCAAATGTTTTTTGTCCTATTATCGTTTGATCCGTAGTCAGCGTAACGTAATCCTTATTCAAATTAATAATTTGCGTTTCGAGCTTTTTTAACGCCGAATTAACGCTATCTGATGCCGTGATAATAGGGCTTATGCTGTTTGATAGGTAGCCATACAATAGGCTGGATGGAGTCAGATAATGATACCTGTCCAGATATTCTTTGAGTTGCTTTTCGTCCAAGCCACCGCCGGCGAAATTAGGATCAACAGATATAATACCATCTGCTCCGATGATCAAACCGCCTCCCTGTTTGATCTGTACTGCTCCAGGAGTCGTATAAGTCGCAACGGGAAATGCCATATCGGGAAATTCATCCTGCGTGCCATAGGCTACAACATCCTTTTCAGAAACGGCCGAATACTTTGTTCGGATATATTCCTTGCCTTCTTCAAGAGCTTCTCCGGCCGAATTGGTAGTAATGAGGTCCCAATAACCGGAAAACGAAGATCCGCCGATATTCGAACCTCCCGAAGAACTTTCACTTCCGAAAAATCCTTGGCTCGCCAATCTTCTTTTGCTCCGAGGATTGGCCGGAAATTTGTTTAATATGACATTATATTGTTCCATCAAATTCTAACCCTTCATAATTGTCTGCATCAAACCTTGTCATTAAAATTTCGCTTTCGTCGTTGTACAGACGTTGCGTCTCACTTATGATAATATATTTGCCTGGCTCATTAACATCCGTATAGATGTTAAATTCAGGAAGCAGGATCACTGTCCCCGACAATGTATTGTGCCGGGATGCATAATTGCTATACACAGTACCGATCAACAACCTTTCAAGCAGATCCGTTACGCCGGCGCGGTAAAATTCCGATATGACGGAATAATCGGAAGTCTTATACAATTGCCCTTTTGCCACAGGAGACGGACTTTCCATCGTCCCCAGGATTGTATCGATCTTCAGATCTTCCTTTGCGTCACGGTTGATCCATGCTTTGTGTTCAAAGTCCTTTGCATTGATGTTTTTGTAATTTTTATCGACAAGGCTTATGGCCGGATTCTTGTATAAAATCCAACGACACTGTTCATACAACTGACCTTTTATTTCCTTTTCATAATCATAGGCCGGTACCCCATATCCTACTTGTAATTCCAGATATCCGGACTTATCAGGCAGATCGATAAATTCTCCTCGACCGGCCTTGTCAAACAAAATAGGTAATCCGCCCCGGTAATAGCCGATGATCTGTTTATTCGTTTGCCATCCGCCTAAACCGCTTTCATTCTTACGATTCCCTTCATACCAGCAAAACCAGGCATCACCCCAACTTCCTTCTCCTGTAACCCATCGGCAATTACTTGCGTTATGTTCATAACTGTTACCATCTTTTACCAACTTGTTTTCCCAGTGATATATGGCCTTTCCCGCCTTATCCCTAAGTGTCAGGATAAACGGAACGTAAGCAAAGTTTGCCCAATTCTGTTGCTCTTCCCAATTCCCTTCTTCATTTTCTTTGGAAGCTTCCTCGAATGGATTATATCGAGGGTCAAACAGCATATCAATGGTAAGTTTCAGCCTGAAATTGCGTCTGTCTAGGCCGATGTAACCAAGATAAGGACGTTCGGATACCTTTAGCACCATTCCCCCGATTGTAGAGGATGGCTTTTCCAAATGCCGGATATCACCACCAAATGTATTCGTCACTGTTATGGTCCAGGCTACCCCGGCCGAGGCTTCCCCGGAATGGATCGGGTCTATGCGGTAATAAGCGGCCCTGTCCGATATTTCTACACCTTTCCCCTTATCGGAATAAGCTATTCGGAATCCCGGAGGAGATGTCATTAATCCTGAACTATTTTTAGTCCTGTCCACTTTGATCTCCATCCCGTCTCCGGGGACACTGTCGGGATCGACTTCCCCTTTCATCAAATCCATATTCTCATATGGAGAAAACGTGACGGTAACATTATTGTATACCTTATCAACCCCCACTACGGAATCGTCAGAATCCCAAACTATCGTTTCCGGATCGAAAGTCGTGTAAATATCATTTAAATCATATACGAAGATCTTTCCACCTTTATGAATCAATCGAAGTGCAAATGGACGTAATGTCTCATCCAATACTTCACGTACGGTCATAGGTTCCCCGTCTTCATCGTAGAAATTGTCCAAATTGACAGATACGACATCCAATATATTTCCCGTGTCGTATTGGGACACTTTAGTGCTGATATGGTCCTCTATTTCCTGAAACTTGATACCCGTTAGCCCCAACGCTTCACCAATGATTTCCCGGAGGGTCATAAACCCAGTCTTATTCCAGTTCAGCCTATCCAGGATGGCCATGTCCGCGAACGTTATTTCTACCCCATAGTCCGTTTTGTACGCAAATGGTTCCTCGTACAATTCCGGATCGAGTGTACCGGACCAATACAGCATACCGTCCCGGAGTACATCCATACGGATGCTGCCGGCTTTGATCGTATACAGGTCGATGAATTGCCGGTCATTGTCCGAGTATAACTGGAGAGTGGCGTTGCTGGACTGGACCGGTTCCAGTTTATCCGTCTCCGGCCACTCGATTTCAAGGGGATCTTCACAAAAAGCAATGTCAGATACTTGACCGGAATATCCTTCCTGGTATATCTCAATTTCATACAGGACTTGGCTCAGGCTGTGAAATCCGCCTTTATATCTCAAACCCATACTCATCGTGTTCTCCTTTTTTCATGTTCAACTCCACGTAAGGCTATATATAGATCCTTCCCTTTGACCTTGGTTTCCAGGTACAGGCTTTTTGCAGATAAACCGGTTGGCTCCAACATGGAACGGAGTTTATTTAATGGCGCAATCACTTCCGGATTATTCGAAGCTCCGGAATATTCTCCAACCAAAGCCAGTGTAGGACCGGACACGATACCACCGGCAGCAAAAGCCGTTATGTTTTGTAATGCCGCTTTTGCAGCAGCAGTCGCTGCAATCAAGGCCGAACCGGCAATAATACCCCCTATACCACTCCAAGCAATCGCTTTGAGAGCTTCGGATGCCATACCTGCGGCGATCAAGGCCGAACCGAATTGCTGCAACATATCCATAAGGGAGAGAAGGAATGATCTAAGAATCTCTAATCCGTTTCCTGAAGCAACCGCTTCCCCAAATCCTTCCATAAAGCCCTGTATGCTGTTCGACAGTATGCCGGACATCTGTCTGGCTGTGATCTGGGCTTCTTTCACAAACACATATCCGCTTTCACGAATCTTTTGCTGTACTCTCTGATAAGACTTTTCATCTATCTTAAGAGGAAATTCTATTGCAGGGACATCCATTGCCTGAATATTTGGAGCCTTCAATAACTCTGTGGACCCTTTCGACAAATTCCCTTCCGCTCCTGCAATAATTGTTTTATTAACCAAATTCAGACGTTCCTCATAAAGACAAATTTCCTTTTCCAAAGCAATTGCCTGTTCTTCTGAAGCCTTTAATTGGACTTCTTTTAATTCATTGATTTTGTTGATGAGTCCACCTATTGTAGCTAAGTTCTTATTGGTATTTTTTTCATTTTCGGAAGAATCAAAGGTAATATCTTCTACTTTGATTCCTTTTGCCAAATCTTTCTGCAATTTAAGGATATCCTCATTTTCATTCTTTAACCGTGCAATGTCTTTATCTATCGCATCTACCTTGCCTTGTACAACAGAGACGATGCCTACTTGGAACTCTTGTGCTTCTCCCGTCCGACTCAAGTCGGTGAGTAGTTGTTGTTCTTTGGTCAATCTTGAGACCATTTGTTCACGTTTGGCATATAATTCGGTCAAAAGAGCTTCATTTTCTATTTCCTTTTTGGCATATTCCACAATTTTGTCCTGTGCTGCTCTGGCTTTAGCTGAAGATACAATTGCATTAGTCAAATTTTTGTATTGAGTAGCAGCTTTTCCAGTTAATATTTCTTCTTCTGTCAGGTTTCCTAAATATTTCGGATATGACTTTTTCAATTCGTCCACAGCTCTTTTACGCTCTGCCATGGGACGGGTGATATCTTGACTGGCCTGATACAGCAGCTTCAGTTTTGTGAGTTCCTCTTGTGCGTTTTGTGCTCCTTTCTGTTGACTATCATTCAATTCTTTTTGTCTGTCGATTTGAGTTTTAGTCACTTTTGACAACCCCGACATTTCACCAGCCACGTTAAAAATCTCTTCGCCATACATGGACAATATGGTAACACCAGCCACCAGTGCAGTTTGCCAGGATAACAACGATCCTGCGACCTGTTTCCAAACTGGAACCGCCTTTTGTCCTGAAGCGATTAATTCCAGATTTTCTTTACGTACTGCCGATATCGAATCCGCCAAGATCGGCAAGTTGTTGGAGATAGCGAGAAAGAATGTATTTGCACTGATTGCCAGTGCCGGTAATTCTCTTGCCACCTGCTGAACGGACACATTCAGGGAATTGAATCTCGGAGTGACTCTTTTTGTGGAATTTTCCAATGCTTCAGAGGCCGTAGCCGCCTCTTTCCCCAGGCTTTGGTATTGTCTTTTCAAGTTGTCGACAACATTGGAAATATTCTTCACGTTACCCACGGATGCATTGGAAACAGCAGACAACCGACCGGAGATGCCATTCAGGCTGCCGACTACCTGGTCGGCAGATTGTTTGACAACCTTCAACTCCTTGTCGATCGTTTTGGAAACACCGGAAACCTGGTCCCGCATCCGAAGCAATATGTCATATGTAATACCTCTATCCGCCATATTCCTTTTTTACACGTTCGAAATCTTCTCTCGTTGCTATTTTTACCTGTTTATTTTCCTGTTTTTCCTTTTCCCAATCAAACCGGACAATATCTGTCGGATTCAGTTTCTTTTTTGAAAATGGAGTCAATATGCAATGTGCCATAAACCGGGTCTGTTCCCAACTACTGCGGAAAAAGACCGTTTCATTTTGGTTCCACTGCCCGGCTATCTCGCTGAATTCTTCGGGAGTCAGCTGTAGGAAATCCGTCCGGCTCATGCCTATACGGCCTACAGCCAGCCCAAGCAGTTCCAGGATGGTTATCCTTTTTTTTTAGATTGTGCCTTTTCCGTCTCACAAGAGGCCGCTTGCGCCTGAAAGTTTTCGCTTTGCCATCCTGAAAGATCTTCAGGTGACATGTGGTCGGCCATATCCATCTCGTCCTTGAACGGCAGTTCCACGCCGTCTGCCCTACAGGAAGAGACCAGGCAACAGAAGATCAACATAATGACCAGAGCGATATCCGTACCCTTCATCTCGGTAACCTCCTGCCCGGTTCTTCGTTTGAATTCCAGCATGGCCCCCATGGTCAGCCGGCAGGGATATTCCGTATTATTGATTGAAATTGAATGTTTTCCCATTGTCATGATACAATTTATTAGGATGCGACTTGTTTGGTCTGCACATCCCCGCTTGATGAAAATTGTGCACTGTACGTCACATCCTCACCGGCCTGTGATGTCTCTTCCAAAGAGTCTATAACGAACTCCCCTTCCTCGTAATCGTCCCCTTCTTGTTCGTCCGCTTCCGCGAAACCATATTTTAACAGGACATTCTTCTTCTCCTTCATGGTTTTCAGCAGCAACTTTTTATCCTTGTCGCCAAAAGCCCGGAGCGCATCGGCCTTGATCGTAACTGTGACTGAAGTGATCCTCTTCTCCGGGTTACCTCCGGGAGAGTCCTTTGTCAACCTTTCTTTTGTTTCCGTATTATACGTGATCGTATGACTGGTAGCCAATGCCTGCGCCTGCCATACCGGAGATTCGTTCGTCTCCGCAGTGTTGATATACAGCATCAGGTTCCTGCCATCCAACGGTTCTCCATTATCTCTTGCCATCGTCTTCTTTATTTAGTGATTAATAAAAGATACCGAAAGCCTCAAACACTTTCATGCCTGAAGCCTTCAGTGGACAATCATGCCTTGTCTTCCAACAATGCAATCACACCCTTCTGATCGTCACGAATGATGTCGGCTCCGTAACGGGTGAACGACTCGATGATCGTGCCGCCCAAATAACCGGGAGCTTCCGCATTAATGATCGTTCTGAGTCTTCCTTCTGCACGGCAGACCATCTTGTCGTTCCAGAACAAGGCCCCTGAAAGCAAGGAATCCTTCACATCCGCATCTCCCCTTAAAGGAGTTTTTCCGTTGTACAATACGCCATTGTGCCCTTCTTCCGTTGAACGCTGGAAGATGTCGATGCCAAGGATGCGTCCGATAACCCCTTCCTTCAGCCGGGATTCGTTCCCCGTCTTGTAATAATCGACAAATTCGGGTATGGCGAGCAAGTCGGTGTACATGTCAGCCGTCACCATGCCGTACCAATTGCCTCCCATTCCGGAAACGCCCATTCGCATCATCAGGTTAAGAACCTTCAGAAGGTCCTCTTTCGTCAGGGCCTTTCTTTGCGAAGTGAACCCCATCACGTTTGACGGACGTGCGCTTCCTGTCGTTTTCAGAATGTTCGCTTCCAATTTGGGACACCAGTGTTCCATCGTATAAGCGGCGACTTTCGTGTTGATCTCCGCAGCCTGTTGTTCCTGCTTGGTTTGACGTTTGTTGTAGTTGACAAGCAATTCGGACTGCGAGTCGATAAGCAGGGGAGCGCAATAGATTAATGTCGTATTGTACTTTTTCGTGCTGTCCGTTGACGTTTCAACAGACAAGGGCAAAGAACTGGGTTTACCCTCTTTCGCTTTGCTGATCTTTGTCTGTACAGGCTTTTCCACCTGTTCGGTTTTATCAGCCACCCCGGTCTCACCAATAGACTTCTTATAAAAACTATTGTCCGGGAAAATGAGCTTTTGTAGTTCGCTCGAATAAAGTGTCGTTCTTATTTCTGCCATATTCTAATCGATTTGTACGGCATCGGCCGTTTGGATAAATTTTTCACCATCATACACATATTCGGCAACTTTTGTTTTGCCGTTAACTCCGACAGTTGCCTTACCAGCCATACCTTCTCCGGGAGTAAGGCTTTCCGTGGCAGTCGTCCTTGTTTTCACGACAAGGCGGGCACCCGGTTCCACGTCCTTGCTGATTGCAAGATTAAGGGTGCGTGCCCCGGTTGCGATGACGCTTGCACCATCTACGATTGTCAGGTTGTTATAAATATCGACAGCCTGATTTCCTGTGGCCGTCAAACTGACAACGTCTGCCTTACCGAAGGGCCACTTTACGATTGGATTCTGTAATTCCGTGTTCATAACTTTTATGCGATTGAAGATTCATATTCGTTGAGCAGGCGGTTGAAACGTTCCGGTTCTTCCCGTTCCATTTTAAGCAGGGCATCCGGATTGTGCTTTTGGTACCAATCCCAGTCATGGCTGTCGTTTCCGCCTTTTTTCTCCTTTTTACCCACACGATCGAGGACATCACTTAGCCGGCGGTTTTCCGTTTGTCCGGCAGATTTACGGGTAAGTTCCCCGTCCTCTTCTGTTTGTTTGTCTACCTCTTTGTCCTGAACATCGGATATCATTTCCGCGAATAACTCGAAATCGGCATTGGCCAGCCGCTTCATCCGGTCTTCATTCTTGTCCGTTACTGTCCCGTTCTTTTTACCCAAAGAGAGCAATTGTCCGATAAGGGCATCCCTCGTTTCGTTTGCCGTCTTCTTTTTTTCAGCAATGGCATCCAGTATCTGCTGCTGGCTTGCATCCTCCGGAAGGCCGAGAGCTTTTGCAATTTCTTTCATGTTTGTCTTTTTATTAGATGATTGATATTCGTTATTGATCCGGCTCAAAAGTTCCGGAACAGATAGATTGCTTAATTCCTCCTTGCGGGGAGTCGTGACCACATCATCGCACAGGCCCGCCGATTGTGCTTCCAATGCGGAAAACCAGGTTTCATCCTTCATCAGCGATGTTATCTTATCCTTGTCACAGCCCCTTCTCGAAAGGATGGTACGAAGGGTGTCGGCAATGGAGTTTAACGCCTTGCGGTCCTTTGCCGACAGTTTTTCACTTTCCATACCGGGGATATGGGGATCATGGATCATGAGCTTTGCATAATCCTGCATGCTCACCTTGTCGGACGATATCGCAATGACGGCAGCCATGCTTGCCGCAATGCCATTCACATGCGCATGGATATAGGCTTTTGCCGAGAGAATGGCCGATACGACCGACAACCCTTGCGAGACGCTTCCCCCGTCACTGTTTATAAGGATGTGGATGGTGTCAGCCTCCTTATCCAGATTCGCAATATCATAGGCCATCCGGTTTCCGTCCACGTCACGGCCTATCACACCATACATCCGTATGGTAGCTTCGCGCTTTTCCTTGTTTTCTATAAGTTCATAAGCCATTTTATTTTTCGCGTTACTGTGATTTGTTGATTGATTTCGACAGCGAAGTAAAGGCCGTAAAAGACCTGCCGCAAATAAAGTTCCAAGGGTTGTAATAAAGATTGCAAGGCTTGGAACTTTTCTTTTCCAAAAGGATTTATGCCGTCACCTTTGCATCATAAAAACACGTGACATGGACGACAAATACATTGCCTACATATTGTTCAAGGAAGGAATTTCCGGACAGGAGATCGCACGGATCATGAAAAGGTCCGAGCAGACGATATCCAGATGGAAAAAGAACGGGGCCTGGGAGCAGAAAGCTACAGAAGACCTTATGGCCATGCAGACGATACATGAAGACATCCGCGACCTGGTCCGTTACCAACTCCTCCAGCTGCGCAAGCTGAAGGACCAGTATATCAAATCGGAGGCGGATGGCGGGGAGCC